AGATGAACTTAAAGAACGTAATGACTCACTTCCCCTCATTATTCGTAGTGCAAGGGATAAGTATGCTAAGGCTATTTGCTACACATCTGTGGGCTTAGCCTCATTGTACATTCTGTCCAAGATTTATAAAGGATGGAAGAGTTTACAACAAGAACACGGTTCACTCGAACCTAAGAGCGAAGCTGATATTAAACAGCGTGACTCTGAAGTCGATGTTTGGACCCCTGTTACATTCAGACCGTTGCCATTGAGTGAATTTTCGCGTGATATTGATATGGATGGATTATCCTCCATAATTGATAAGAATTTGCGATACTTATCGGTGGATAATGGTACTAATATCTTGATGGCTAATATGCTCTTTTTACGTTCCAACATTGTTGTTGTGCCTAATCATTATTTTGATGGAGTAGATGCTCTCAAGATAACAGCACGACGATCAGAGCCAGACAAAACTGGTGGAAAATTTGAGACATTGTTGCACGTCAGTGCTTCATATCTCATACCTGATACAGATTTGCGGATTTGTTATTGCCCTTGTGGTGGTACTTTCCGAGATTTGGTCAAGTATTTCCCAACAGGACCCCTCAATAAACTCGCATTCAAAATGATGTGGAGATCGAAGGAGGGAGGTTTGATTCAGGCCTATGGGGCTGGTATCCCAAAACTTACCAACAATGGTGCCCAACAATTCATGGGTATCGAATACACAAAATTGTCTATGGACACATTTGCAGGTTTATGTGGAGCAGTACTATTGTCAGAAGGCAAGGGTAATGCTGTGCTAGGATTTCACTTAGGTGGGATCGCTGGCACGCCACGTGGATGTGCGGGCACCTTGTGTCAGAAACAAATTCTCGAAGCTATCACTCATATTGAGAGCTTGGAAGGCGTTTTGTTGACCGGTGTTGCATCTAAATTTGAACCTCAGTGCATGGGTATGAACATTATGACCAATGAGAAAGTTCACCCTAAGAGTCCCATTAATTTTCTTCCACGCGAATCTCAGTTTGAATACTTTGGAACGTGCATAGGAAGATCCACATATACATCTGATGTTAGGAAGACCCCGATTTCAGATGCGATTACCAAACACTGTGCTCAGGATAACATTTGGGGTAAACCTAAGTTTAATCCGGAGTGGTTTGGGTGGTCGACTTGTTTGAACAATGCTAGTCACACTGGCACTGCTTTGCCTCATGATATATTGCAAACGGCAGTTATGGATTACAAGAAACCACTTTTGGAGTTAGTTCGCTCGCCTTATTGGCGCGTTATGAAACCATTGACAGATCATGAAAATCTAAATGGTATTCCCGGATGTAAGTTTATCGACGCTATCAAGCTAGATACTTCCGTGGGATTTCCGTTGGGTGGAAAGAAACGTCGATTTATCATCGAACATGAACCGACTCCAGATCATCCATGTAATAGGGAGTTTGAACCCATCATACAGGATGAAATTAATCGTGTGGAGGCTTTATACCTACAGGGTAAAAGAGCCAATACTATAGCAAAGGCGTGTAAGAAGGATGAAATTTTGCCAGTAGCTAAGGAGAAATGCCGTATATTTTATGGTAACCCCATTGCTTTGACATTTTTGGTTCGTAAATACTATTTACCAGTTTTGCGTTTCCTACAAATGAACCCACTTGTATCAGAATGTGCAGTTGGGATTAATTGTTATGGACCAGAGTGGGACACGTTTTACAAACATGTTAGCCATTTTGGCATGGATCGCATTTTTGGTGGTGATTATGGTAAATATGACCAAAAGATTCCTAGTCAACTTCTGTTGGCAGCACTACGTATTCTTATTGATATCGCCAGTGAGTGTAATTACAATGATCAGGACATTATTGCTATGAAAGCTATGGCAGCAGATCTTGTATACTCATTTATCGCTTTTAATGGCGACTTGGTTGGATTAACAACAGGAACTCATATTAGTGGTAACTCTTTAACCGCTGTTATGAATGGCATTTGCGGATGCCTTAATTTACGTAGTTTTTTCTTCACTGT